AACCATCAAGCCTTTCCGATTTACCAAGCTTGCCGTTTAGAAACATAGAAAGAACACCAACACCTAACTTTGGTTCTCAGATTACAGGCCTTGAAGAGCAAATCGCACAACTTATGGAGCAAATGCAGGCGCTTGAGTCTGAAAAGCTAGATGCACTAAACCAACAAGACACCATGCGAGCTGAACTTGCACAATCACAACAAGACGCACTAGCTGCTCAAGCAGAAGAGTTTAGTGGCGTAAAAACTAATTTAGAGCAACAAATCGCTGATTTGACTGCGCAAATAGGCAATATGCAAGCTCCGGTAGATGTACCGCCAGTGAATATTCTTGACGAAGAGCCTACAGCAACTCCCGCAGTAGTTGTATTTGGGCCTGATGGAACAATGTACGGTAGCCCAGCAGCAGCAGAGGCAGCAGGCGTAACAAATTATACGATGAGACCTCCGGGTGCGCTGCCATTCCCTCCAAAACCACCATCAATAGGTGGAGTAGGTGGAACCGATTTTGAAGACAAGCGATTATTAGGTAGAGAAAGAAGTGGTTTAGGTCCACCAGAAAGACCTCCTGTAGCTGGTGGAACAGCGTTACGAGAAAGGGATAAACCAATACCACTAGAAGATTTTGGCTTTGGTCCAGGTATAAGACGTTCAGAAGATTTCTTTAGACCAGAAGAATTAAGGAAAATAAACTCCATTAATCAAATACGTAGTCCTAAAGTAGGTGGTCCAGCGCTTCCGCCAGGACCTCCGAAAGTTAACCCTATAGGGTCAGGGGCAATTTTCTTGAACCGCCCAATACCACCCTTAGAAGAATCTATAATGCCACCAGTAATACCACCCCGCATACCACCCATGCCACCAAGACCTAGACCTGGGCCTGTTCCTGTGCCACAACCAATCAATCCAATGCTGCCACCACAAAGAACCATGAGTAGACCTATGATGGGCGGAGCAAGAGGCGGTTTTTCAGGCAGTATGCGACCAATGATGATGCGAGCAAGCGGTGGCGGTATTTCAAAAGCTTTAGTAGATTTAAAAAGCAGACTTAAATAATGGCTGTCGGATGGGGTCGTTCTACTTGGGGTGCTGGACCTTGGGGTCAACCAGCGTCAGTATCAGTAAGCGTTTCCGTATCTGGTGTTGCTAGTACATCTGCATTAGGCACGGTCACAACAGATGCTGAGGCCAATGTAATTCCAACAGGTCAAGTCGCAACCTCTGCTCTTGGTTCTTTATCAGTAGTAGCAAAAGCTAACGTAACTCCGTCTAGTCAAGCAGGGACTTCTGCATTAGGCACACTAACTGTTGTAGCTAAAGCCAATGTAATTCCAACAGGTCAGTCTGCAACATCGGCTATTGGTGGTGTTGGTGTAAATGGAGAAGCTGTTGCTAATGCAACAGGAGTAACTGCTAGTCTTGGTGCAGTAAGCGTGGATGTAGACGGTGAGGCTAACGTATCAGTTACTGGGCAAAGTGCAACTTCCGCAGTTGGCAGTGTCACAGTACATCATAATGAACAATTCACTATTACAGGTGTAGCAGCAACATCAAGTGTAGGTAGTGTCACAATCTCGGGAAAAGCTAATGTAACACCTGAATCATTATTAATCACAGGTGTTTTAGGCACACCACAGGTGTATGGATTAATTGACAGTTCACAAACACCAAATTATAGTACAATAACAGACACACAAACCCCTAATTGGGAAGAGGTAGCATAGATTATGGCAACTTATGTAAACGATTTAAGATTAAAAGAAATAGCAACTGGTGATGAATCAGGTACTTGGGGAACATCTACCAATACCAACCTAGAGCTTATAGCAGAGGCATTTAGCTTTGGCACAGAAGCAATTACAACCAACGCTGATACACATACAACTACAATAGCAGATGGCTCTACTGACCCCGGTAGAAGTATTTATTTAAAATATACAGGTACTCTTGATAGTGCTTGTACTATTACTATCGGTCCAAACACCGTATCTAAGCTTTGGTTTATAGAAAATGGTACAAGTGGTTCACAAAACATAATTATTTCACAAGGTAGTGGTGCCAATGTAACCATACCTGCTGGAGATACTAAAGCAGTTTATTCAGACGGAGCTGGCTCTGGAGCAGCAATAGTAGATGCTTTTGCTAGTCTTAACGTAGTAGATTTAAAAGTAGAAGATGATTTAACCATAACAGATAATCTTACTTTTAGTTCTGATTCAGCAGTTATAACCTTTGGTGCGGATGGAGATACCACCCTTACCCATACAGACGGAACAGGATTAACATTAAATTCAACAAATAAACTTTGTTTTAATGATGCTAGTCAGTTTATACAAGGCTCAAGTGCAACTGTGCTTAGTTTAGGTGCAACAGATGAAATTGATCTAACAGCAACCGCGATAGACGTAAATGGTACTTTGGATGTTAGCGGAGCTATTACTTCTTCTGCTGGTGCAACCATAACTACAGCAGATAATACTAACCAACTTACATTAGTATCAACTGACGCAGATGCAGCCGTTGGTCCCGTATTAGATTTATACAGAAACTCTGGAAGTCCTGCTGATGATGATTTTTTAGGAAAAATTAATTTTAGAGGCAGAAACGATAATTCTCAAGATGTTAATTATGGTTATTTATCATACTTTATAGCTGATGCCTCAGACGGAACCGAAGATGGATTTATGCAATTAGGTTTAATAAAAGGTGGTTCTAACACACTTCTAATGGAAGCTGGAGCTACTGAAACTGTATTTAATCAATCAAGTGTTGACCAAGACTTCAGAGTAGAATCAGATGGCAACGCTAATATGTTGTTTGTTGATGGTGGTAAAAACTCAGTTGGATTTGGAACTACACCAGAAGCTCATTATACAGGATATGTAGGTTTAGACATTGGAGTTGTTGGGACTTTGTTTGCAAGTAATTCAGGTACAAATGTTACTACATTAACTAATAATGGTTTTTTAAATTCAGATGCTAGTCAATGGACTTATAAAGTTACTGATGAAGCAACCATGTATTCACAAGTTCATGGAGACCATAGATTTTCAACAGCAGCTTCAGGTTCAGCAGATGCAGCTATAACTTGGAGTGAAAAAATTCGTTTCCAAGCAGCAGGTGGTATATCTTTTAATGGAGACACAGCAGCAGCTAATGCACTAGATGACTATGAAGAAGGTTCTTGGACTCCTACATTTAGTGGTGCTACTTTAAGTCAGGCTGTAGGTTCTTATACAAGAATAGGTAATCAAGTGACTGTTTCTTATCGTATAATAACTACTGGCGGTCTTCCTTCAAGTGGTTCACAAGTTCAAGTTGGTGGATTACCTTTTACTATTTCAAATGCTACAATTAATGGAGTAGCTAGTGGGTTTGGTGGAGTAGGGTCAGTATATGTTGGTCCTTCTAATGTAACATCAGCTGCTGGAGGTGGAGGAACAATAGTATCTTTTGCATCAGGTAATGAAGCATTTCTTAGGTATGTTGTTGTTGACCAAACAACTCTTGGTTATTTATTGATGGGTGAATTAGAGGTATCAGCTAATAATACAATAACAGCATTTGGAACACAGACATATCAAGTTTAATAATAACTAATATACCTAGTGGATTCTAGGTACAGACATAGGAGAAAAAAATGGCAATAACAAAAACAACAGAAGAAGATAAAATAGAAGTTGTAGGAGACTACAAAACTGTACAAGTAAGAACAGCTACTATTATTAAAGAAGGTGGCACAGAAATATCAAGGTCTTTTCATAGAAAAACTCTTGAGTGTGTATCATCTGTAAAGAATGAAGATAATAGTTGGACTCATACTGATACAGATGTATCTGGAGAGTCTACAGAAGTTCAAGGTATTTGTAATGCAGTTTGGAGCACTACAGTTAAGAACGCTAAAAAAGCAGCTAACGAATCAGCAGGTTAGTAATGACAACACCCAAGGAGGTGCAATAATGGCTAAAGCCGATAAAAAAGAAACTGTTGAGGTAGAACATACGCCTGAACAAAAAAACTTTCATTCTCATATACAGAGTTTGACAAGAAAAATATCACAACATCAATTTGAAATAGATGAACTAATGCCTAGTTTAAATATGTATAAACAAGCTTTGGCAGAAAGCATGAAATCGCAAGTTGATGATATTCCAGAGGAGAACAAAAATGACAATAATTAATATATTTACTTGGATCTGCACTATTATAGCTATAGCATCTTTTGTAGCTGCTATTACACCTACACCGCAAGGTAACTGGTGGTTATCAAAACTTTATAAAGTGGTTGATTGGTGTGCGTTGAATGTTTTAAAAGCAAAGGATAAGTAATATGAGTTTTTTAAAAAGATTTTGGAATAATCTTACTGGTACAGAAGAAGTTAAAGTAAGAACTAGAAACAAAAAAGGCCATTATGTTGCTGATGATAAGTCAACACCAGATGTTGATGAAGCTTGGACTACTAAACGAGTTAAAAAGAATAAAGTAAATACAAACAATATAGATTAATGGCTAAATCTCCTGATGCATTTGTTTACAACGCTACATTAGAACGTATTGTAGATGGCGACACATTTGATTGTTGTCTTGATCTAGGATTTGATGTAAAGCTACACAAACAAAGAGTTAGACTTCACGGTATTGATACACCAGAAAGTCGCACAAGAGATCTAGCAGAAAAAAAACTAGGCCTAGCTGCTAAAGCTCGTCTAAAAGAGCTTTGTATAGGCAGTTTTAAAATAAAATCATTAGGTAAAGGCAAGTATGGTCGTATACTTGGTATACCTTATACAGAAGATGGTAGAGATATTTGCCAAGTTTTAATCAAAGAAGGTCATGCAGTAGAATATCACGGAGGAACTAAGACTAAAGTTTGGGGTGATTACTAATGGAATCAGCCGTTACTATAATACAAGAGGTTGGTTTTCCAATAGCAGCTGCTTTAGGTCTTGGCTGGTTTATATACAAACTAATCATGCGTATTGTTGACGGTATGGAAACAAAACTTGATACCGTTGATGAAAAAGTAGAAAGCCAAATTGCAGCTATAGAGGAAAGACTAGGCACAAAACTTGATTCACAACACGGTATTTTGGTAGCATTAATTGACAGAGTGCGTAGTTTAGACAACGAAATTATACGCCAAGACACCTTAATTAAAACTATATTAGGCGTGCCACAATTAATTGATAGCAATAAAATAGCTAAAGCTGATAGAGATGACCAAAGAAAAGATTGACAAAGAAGAACTTGAAAAATATAGACTTACAATAAGTCTAGTTTTTATAGGTTTTGTATTATTCTTTGGAATTATGGCTATAAATTTAAAAGCAGATCAAATAGTTCATAAGTTCAAATCTCCTAGTTTTAATGGCGTTGGCACATCATCACATTATTTAACAATAGAAAATCAAGAATACACACGTAAACTTACTATAAAAGAAGAAATAAAAGCTTTACAAGATGAAATAGAAAGAGAAAAAGAAAACTCAACATTAGCAAGATTTATGCGTAATCTTGAATCAAGAGTATACGCAGAATTATCAAGACAGTTAGTTAATAACTTATTCGGAGAAACACCGCAGAGCGAAGGTGTCATCACTTTGGAGGGTAACACCATAGAATATACAAGTGATGGTATAACATTAACCCTTAAGATTACAGAGGCGGATGGGACAATTACCGAAATCGTCATACCTATTGGTACTTTTACTTTCTAGTTGTTCTACATTTGATCAATTTGAAGATACATACGAACAAAGGTTTTCAAAAGACGTAGCAAGAATACAAGACCTGCAATCAGCAGAGCTTAAAAATGTGGCTATACCAGAGGTTAGTCCTGTTGTTGCTGTATATCCAACATCATTTACTGATCAGACAGGACAAAGAAAAAGCAATAGTGAGTTTGCTTTATTTTCTACCGCAATCACACAACAACCAAATGCACTGCTTATCAGAGCTCTTAAACACGCAGGAGACGGTAAGTTTTTTAGGGTGGTTGAACGGGTAGGACTCGACAACCTCACTAAGGAAAGGCAGCTGATTCGTTCTGCAAGAGAACAAACTGCTACTGAAGAAGAAAAAAAGAAAGCACTAAGACCTTTATTGTTCGCTGGTATCTTAATAGAGGGTGCTGTCATATCTTATGAAGCAAACCTAGAATCAGGTGGTATGGGAGCCAGGTACTTAGGTATTGGCAAAAGTGTGATGTATAGAGAAGACAATATAACCGTAAGCATGAGAATGGTATCTGTAGCTACTGGAGAGGTATTGCTTGAAGTGTTAAGCCAAAAAACTATATTTAGTTACGGTAGATCCGAGGACGTATTTAGGTTTGTGGAAGCTGAAAGTGAACTTGTAGAAGTAGAGCTAGGCAACGCAAGAAATGAATCATCAACCATAGCATTAATGAAAGCTATAGAAGGAGGTGTACTAGAAATCATTAATACTGGTTATGATAAGG